TGACAATAAGTAGATCACAAATGACACAACAAATAGATGGCAAATTACGTGGTGCCAAAGATGAAAAGAAAAAACAAAAAAAGAAAATATACGTTAAAAAATCCAATAAAAAGAATCCTCTCGCTAGGACATTTACTGTTTAAGCCTAAAGTGATACAATCTAAAAAGTTGTACAACCGAAAGAGGCTAAAAGACAATGACAAAACTATGTGCTAGAGGCAAGGCTGCAGCCAAAAGAAAATTTAAAGTGTACCCGTCAGCATATGCTAATGCCTATGCTAGTAAAATTTGTGCGGGTAAAATTAAAGATCCTTCTGGAGTAAAACGAAAAGACTTCAAAGGACCTAAACCTGCGAATAAAGGTTTGCATGCTGAAACAAAAAAGAAAAAAACTATTGTAGAGGGTGATCCAAACAAAAGAAGAAAACAACTAATAGATATTCAAAATCCAATTTCTGAATATGATAAAAAAGGAAAATTGAAATATACTGCTGCAAATAAAGGTACAGAAGCAAAAATAAGTAAAGTTGCAAAAGGATTACACAAAGCATCTGCATTACATAAGAAACAAGCAAAGACACTAGAATCAATTAAAGCTTATCAAGGTAAATTTATTAAGCATGACTCAGCAGGCATAAAGATGTCCAATGAGAGCTTAGTTAATTATTACGGCGATTTATTAAAATGAGTGAACGAGGTACTTGTTGGGAAGGTTATGTCCAAAAGGGCATGAAGAAAAAAGGGAATCGTATGGTTCCTAATTGTGTTCCTGCAGGTATGAAAGAGGGAGGACTTAAAAAATGGTTTTCACAAAAATGGGTAGATATTGGGAGCAAACGAAAAGATGGTTCGTACGCACCTTGTGGTCGTTCAAAATTAAAAGAGGACAAGAAACGGAAGTATCCAAAGTGCGTCCCTGCTGCAAAAGCGGCAAGGATGACAGACTCACAGAAGCGGAGTGCCGTTGTGAGGAAAAGAAGTAGAGCTCAAGGAGTTGGCGGAAAACCAACAAATGTTAAGACTTTTGCATCTAAAGGTGCGTTTACTAAATTATACTATGGTGGTATGATAGATTACTAGGAGACTTATGGAAGAAGCAACAGAATATAAAAAATATCTTGAAGCTCTTAGAAAAGCTACTCAAGATAGTAAAAAAAATAAAAAACCAATTAAGCCGAAGAAACTTGCATGCGGTGGTATGGGTATTGCTGTCAAAGGCGGAAAATTTGAAGGAGTAAAATAATATGAAAAACGGAAGAATAAAAGTACATACAAAAATGGGTGGCGGTCTTATGGGTGCTACTAAAAAATTAAAAGCTCAAGGTAAAATGGGTGGTGGACAAATGAAAAAACCAATGATGGCCAAAACAGGTAAACTTATTGGTAAACAAAAAAATCTACCTCAACATTTACAAGAAAAAATATTAGCGTAAGGATGAGATGGCAAGTTCAGGAACTACAAGTTTTAACATCACAATTGATGAAGTCATTAATGAAGCTTACGAAAGATGTGGTGTAAGAGTAAATTCTGGTCATGACTTAAAGTCAGCTAGAAGAAGTTTAAACTTACTTTTTTCTGAATGGGGCAACAGAGGTATTAACCTTTGGAAGGTAAAATCTAAAACAGAAACTTTAGTTAATGGTTCTGTAACTTACACAACACCAAGTGATTGTAATGACGTGCTCGAAGCTGTTGTTACACTTTCTGGAGGAAACCAACAAACCTTAACAAAAATATCTAGATCTGAATACATTGCGATTCCAAATAAAACTCAAACAGGAACTCCATCTCAGTATTATGTAGATAGACAAATAACACCAACTATTAGTTTATACCTTGCACCTGATACGAGTGCGGTGACTAATATATTTTATTATTATCTTGCAAGAATTGAAGATGCTGGAGCTTATACAAACTCATCTGATATGCCATTTAGATTCTTTCCATGTATGGTATCTGGATTAGCTTTTTATCTATCACAAAAAATTGCACCTGAAAGAATACAGGCAATGAAACTATTATATGAAGATGAACTTAAAAGAGCATTAGAAGAAGATGGACAAAGAACCTCTGTGTATATCGCTCCTAATGTTTATTACCCACAAGGATAATTATGGCATACGCAAGAGGAAAATTCGCAAAGTCAATATCTGACAGATCAGGACAAGAATTTCCGTATAGAGAAATGGTAAAAGAATGGAATGGTTCATTAGTACATATTTCAGAATTTGAAAAGAAACATCCACAATTAGACCCAAAACCACATAGAGCAGATCCTATTGCTTTGTACAACTCAAGACCAATGAGAAGTGCACCTGTTGTAGTCGACCTTGATCCTGCATTATGGCCTGGTCAGTTTACAAGTAATAACATGCAGCCATCTACAAGTGCCAATGAAGAAAATAACAAAAGAGAGTTACGAGTTAGCTCAGGGGGTGTTACAATAACAATATCATGACGTTTGCAGAATTAGTACAAAAGGTAAGAGATTATACAGAGGTAGATTCTACTGTTTTAACAGATTCTATTATTGGTAGCATGATTAGAGATGCTGAGCTTCGTATATTTAGAGAAGTTGATGCTGATTACACAAGAGAGTATGCAACAGCAAACTTGAACATTGGATCACCTTACCTTGATCTTCCAAATGCACCCGGCACATCTGGAGGCTCTACGACTAGAAGATCAATAATCGTTAGATCATTCTTGGTTTATGATAATACATCTACAACAAACTCCACAGCTAAAGATTTTTTAGATAAGAGAGATACGACATTCATATTTGAATACAACAGTACATCAGCTACAGGTCTTCCTAAATATTATGCAAATTGGAAAGAAACAACTTTGATAATGGCTCCTGCTCCAGATAAACAATACCTAGTGCAGTTGAGCTATATCTACACGCCAGATGCTCTTACATCTACAAATACTACTACATACTTATCTTTAAATGTACCTGACCTACTATTTTATGCGGTTATGCAACAAGCTTATGAATTCTTAAAAGGCCCGATGGATATGTACAAAATCTATTCAGACAAGTATAATGTAGCTATACAAAGTTTTGCGTTGGAGCAAATGGGCAGAAGACGTAGAGACGAGTATATGGATGGAGTGCCAAGGGTCAAAATTCCTTCGCCTTCACCGAATAATTAAAGATTTAATTAAGGAGAAATAACATGGCAATAACACAAGCAGTTTGCAACAGCTTTAAGAAAGAAATTCTTGAAGGAGTTCACGACTTAGAAAATGGTGGTGACGTTTTTAAATTAGCATTATACAAATCTACAGCAACAATCAATGCTGCAACAACAGCATACACAGCAACAGGTGAAGTATCGGCGTCAGGTCAATACGCGGCTAAAGGTGGAACTTTAGCATCACAACAAACTTCATTAGCAACAGGTGGAGTAGCGATTGTAGATTTTGCAGATTTATCTTTTACAGGTGTAACGTTAACTGCTAGAGGAGCGCTTATTTACAACTCAACAGAAGCTAACAAAGCAGTTTGTGCTTTAGACTTCGGAGCAGATAAAACAGCGACTTCTGGAACTTTTACAATTCAATTTCCAAACTTTACTTCCTCAGCAGCTATTTTAAGAATCGCGTAATCGAGGGAGTTATGAATGGCGTCTACTTGGGGGACTAATGTATGGGGATCGAACTCATGGCAGAGTGATGTTAACTCTGTAGCCCCAAGTGGCAACGTCATATCTTTATCAATAGGAACAGAAGACGCCTTCAACGTTGATGGTTGGGGTGGACAAACGTGGGGATTTAACGTTTGGGGTAACCTAACAGATGCTTTTGGACAACCTTCAGGAGTCCAATTAACTATATCTCAAGGAGACGAATCCGTAACAGGAGAAATCAATGCTGGTTGGGGCGGAGGTCCTTGGGGCGAAAATGGTTGGGGTATATTTGGTGATGCTCTTGCAGGTTCACAATTAATTCAATCTGCTGTTCAAAGTGTAACTACAACTGCAGATGCAAACATAAGTCCAACAGCGGTTTCAATAGCTTCTTCGGTTGGTAACGAAGGTGTTCAGATCGATGTAGCTGTAGTCGCTGCAAGTCAAAATTTAACAATCACTCAAGGTAATGCAGATCCTGAACCTGATGCTGAAGCAACAGGTCAAGCGTTAACTCTAACACTCGCTTCAGTTTCTATTACAAATGAAATTAATATTGGTTGGGGTGGATTAACTTGGGGTGCAAACAATTGGGGAGATTTAGCTAACCCTACTGTCGGTGTCACAGGTCGACAATTATCAGTTTCATTAGGAGATGAATCAAACACAGCTGATGCAAATGTAAGCGTAACGGGTATAGGAAGAACCATTACATTAGCAGGTGCTGTTGCAGGAACTTCAGTAGATCCAAACATCACAGGAGTAACTCTTGCTGCACAACAAACAAGTGCTTTTGCAGGTGAGTTGGTAGTAGTTGAAGTAACAAGTCCTGTTAATGATGAATGGGGCACTGAATCTTGGGGTCAAGGTTTCTGGGGAGTTGGAGACGGAGTCACAATATTTGTTGGAACAGATACAGTTCAAACGGGTGAAGCAACAGCTTCTCCAACTGGAGTATCGGCAACAGGATCATTAGGAACTTTAGGTCAAGCTTCAATATATGAATTTACAGGAGCTCAAGCAGCCGTTGCACAAAATAGTGCATTTGGTGGAGAGTTAGTAATTGTTCCTGTTACAACCGCATCAGCTTCATCTTGGGGTGAACAAGCTTGGGGCGTAGGAGAATGGGGTCAAGGTGTAGGAACTGATATTTCACAAGGTGGTGAAGAAGTAGCTATCCCATCAGTTGAAGTAGATGTTACACCAGTAACTCTTGCAATCAGTGTTGGTCAAGAATCAATTAAAGCAGACGCAAATGTTACCCTAACAACAGCTGGATTATTACAAACAGCTTTAGGTGATGAGGACGCTTTCACTAATGTAAGAGTTCCTGTTACAGGTCAAGCATTAGGCCCTATAATTATTGGTGATTATTTAGCAGGAATAAGTATTACTGCAACTCCAACAGGAGTGACAGGAACAGTAACAGCTGGTATAATGGGAATAAATGCATGGGCTGTTGTTGACCCTGGAGCGAGTCCAACTTGGACGGTAGTTGACAAGGCGGCGTAAGGCAAATAAAATTAAGTATTTAATAAAGGATATAAATTATGGCATCAAGTTATTCGACAGATTTAAAACTCGAACTAATGGTAACAGGGGAAAACTCTGGAACATGGGGAGATAAAACTAATACAAACTTAAACCTAGTACAACAAGCAGTTGCGGGATTTGAATCAATATCAATTGCAGGTGGAGCTCAAACTACTGCCTTAGCGATGACTAACGGAACGATTTCAAACGCAAGAAATGCAGTTATTAAATTATCAGGTACTATTACAGGAAACCAAATTGTAACAATTCCAGATTCAATTGAAAAAACTTACATCGTTGAGAATGGAACTGTTGGAGCTTTCACGGTTCAGTTCAAAACTGTATCAGGAACAGGTCCTACTTTTTCTGCAACAGACAAAGGAACTAAACTTCTTTATGCTGATGGTACAAATGTAAATGATATCTTAAGCAAATCGTCTGGAGTAAATCTAGTAAACAGAAATGAAGTGAGATTTGAAGACGCTACAGGTGGTGAGTATGTTGGCCTAAGAGCTGCGGCAACTGTCGGATCAAGCTTTACTTTAAATCTACCTACTGCTGATGGTTCATCAGGAAATGGTTTAAAAACAGATGGAGCTGGAAATTTATCTTTCGGCGACGTCGCAACAACAGGTAAAGCCATTGCAATGGCTTTAGTTTTTGGTTAATATTAATAATAAAGGAGTATAAAACATGGCGGCACCAAACCTAGTAAACGTAGCAACGATCACAGCAAAATCAAAACAAGCTGCGTTGGATACAACACTTACAACTGAGATTCTTGCTAACGCATCATCTTCAAACAAAGTGTTTAAAATTAACAATATCTTAGTAGCAAACATTGATGGAACAAATGCTGCTGATGCATCTGTATTTATTACAAAATCAGGTGGATCACCAATAGCAATTGCTTCTACAATTTCTGTACCAGCAGATTCTACTTTAACAGTTATCGATAAAAACACTTCTCTTTATCTTGAAGAAGGCGATAACATTGAAGCAGGCGCTGGAGCAAACTCAGATTTAGTAATCACTATTAATTACGAAGAATTAAGTTAATAGGAGGTCGTAATCGTTATGGCCAAAATCTTTGTTAAGATAGACAACAGCGAAACTACATTACCTTTAAGAGACACAGGTTCTATTACAGGTAAGCAAGTACTTAATAGTGTCTTATTCGATGATGACGCTACAGTTGAGTTTGTTGAATCTTTCCAAAATGATGGACACTCATACGTCGAAGCAGAAGAAGGTAAACATATGATAAATGGTTTTTATATTCCTGCCATGTCTAAGTTTACCAACCACAATTCTTACCCAAACACTTGGAAGTTAGATGGAACTACTTTGATTTATGGACCACCAGAACCATGGCCTATGATCGACCAATCATTATCAACTGACGAAAGTGGAAACGAATACGATGTTATTTGGGAAGAAGATCCAATGAGACTAATTAGAAAGCAAATAGATTCAGAAGGAAATGTTATTACACCTGAAGTAGTTCAAGTGTATAATACTTCGAGCAACACATGGGAGAATGAATAATGCCAAATAGACAATATTTTAATAATGGTGGTATCATTGGTCCAAACAACGATCCACAAGTATCAGCAGAACAAATTACAACTTTTACTTCTTCAGGTACTTTTAACCCATCTGCAGCAACTGCTGAAATTTTATTAATCGGCGGTGGCGGTGGCGGAGGCCCAAACCGAGGAGGTGGAGGCGGAGCGGGAGGCTTATTGCATTCCTCAGAGCACCCACTTAATGGATCACCTTACCCAGTTTCAATTGGTGGCGGTGGCCCTGGAGGCGGAGGTGGCCCACAAAACTTTCCAGGTGGACAAGGTGGACAATCTACATTTGACGGACACACTGCAATCGGTGGTGGTTTCGGAGCGGGACACGGCGGTAACTCAGCGGGCGGCGCTGGAGGATCGGGCGGAGGAGCAGGACACGCAGGAGGTCCAGGATCTCCAGGATCAGCTCAACAAAACCCAAGTGGCCCTTTTACAGGATATGGATTTCCAGGCGGAGGGGGCGGAGACCCCGGAGCTGGAGGAGGCGGATCAGGCGCTACAGCTTCTCCTAGAAACACAGGAGGCGCTGGAAGACAATTCGATATAGAGAGTCCAACAGATTCACCATCACAAACACACTATGCTTCTGGAGGAGCAGGAGGAAGAGGATCAGGTCCCCCAACTCCTGGAGGCGGAAAAAGTGCACAAGGTGGAAACTCTGGCGGAGGCGGAGGAAGTCATGGTCCTGTAACATCATCTTATGGAGGCCAAGGCGGATACGCAGTATTTAAAGAACCAGGTGGATTTGCTGGAGCTTCTGGAGTGTGGACTTTATCAGAAGTTTTAGATCTAGTTGCAGCAGGCAATTGGTCAAGCAGTTAATTCTTGTTTGATAAACTTTAGTTTAAGTGCTAAAGTTATGAATGGTCTTAAAGCATAAATATATCTATTTTAGAAACGCATTCCCAAAACATCTTTGTCAAAACATAATTAAATATGGTTTGTCGAAAGGACAAGCTCATGATGCTGTTATAGGAGATCAAAATCGAGGAGAGGTTACTAATCACAGAATAAGAAAAAGTAACGTTGATTGGCTTGAAGATAAATGGCTAAATATTAAGCTATTTAGAATCATTGAAAAAGCAAATGAACTAGCAGGTTGGAACTTCCAAATAGATGCTGCTGAGCCTGTGCAATTTACAATATATAAACCTGGTATGCATTATGATTGGCATGAAGATGCTTTTGAAGGTGCCTACGATAGACAAAATATACCTTATCTTAATGGTAAGGCTAGAAAATTATCCATGTCAATGTTATTAAGTGAATTCAATGAATATAAAGGTGGAGAGTTTGAAGTGGACTTTGGTAATAGAAAAGAACCCACAAGAACTGTCTACGAGATGCAAAACCAGGGAGATGCAATAGTGTTTCCATCTGATTTATTACATAAGGTTAGACCTGTAACTCATGGAACAAGATACTCATTAGTGATGTGGAGTATAGGGTGGCCATTCAAATGAACAAATTTAAAGAAAAAAATTATTTTGTAATTAAGAAAGCGATAAGCAAAGAGTTTGCAGAATTTATTTATAACTATTTAGTTCTCAAATCGAACGTTGTTAATAACCTATTTAAAGATAAATACTTAGAACCTTTCAATACAGATTTAGGAACCTTTGGTACTAATGAACAAGTTAACATACCAGAAACATATTGTTGCTACGGTGATTTTGTAATGGAAACATTACTTCTTAAATTGAAAGGTAAGATGGAAAAACTTACAAAACTTCAATTGATACCAAACTATTCTTACACAAGATTGTATAGAAGAGGGTCTATCTTACCTAAACACAAAGACAGATTTAGTTGTGGTATATCAACTACACTTAATCTTGGTGGAGATCCATGGCCAATATATATTGAGCCTGACATGACTTACGGAAATAAATCACCTGAAGGTAAATATATTATGAGTGATAGCAAAGGTGTAAAAGTAGACTTAGCACCTGGTGATATGTTGGTTTACAACGGTATCGATTGTGAGCATTGGAGGGATGAGTTTACAGGAGAGAAATGTGGTCAGGTGTTTTTACACTATCAAGAGACAACACAAAGAGGTTTAGCTAATAAATTTGACGGAAGACCAGCTCCAGGCTTTCCAGCATTCTATAGAAAAACCAATGAAGATTGATAAAATTGTTATCGTAGGAGGTGGTTCATCTGGATGGATGACCGCTGCAACCCTTATTAAATTGTTTCCTAGTAAAAAGATTACATTGATAGAATCTAAAAATTATAAAATAGTTGGTGTAGGAGAAAGCACACTAGGAACTATAAACCAATGGTTATCTTTACTTAAAATTAAAGATAAGGATTTTTTACCATATACAGATGGAAGTTATAAACTAAGTATTAGGTTTGAAGACTTTTATAGGAAGGACGAGAGTT